CGTGATAATGAGGATAAAGTAAGGTCTATGATAGATGATGCGGAGGTACGCTTTGAAAATCAGCGTGAACGTGTTAGAGTTTCCCAAAGTGGCTCAATGAAAGAGCTAGAAGAAAGATTGATGGATAAATTACAAAGAGCATTGGATAACCCATTAGCAGATTAGGTGAAAATATGGATGAGTTTAAAAAGTTTGACGTGGATGGCAACGGGTCAATAGATCAAGCCGAATGGGATCGTATGGCTCTTGAAGATAGACGCTTACGAATGCAGGATGAAGACGCCCAACGTGATGCACAACGCAGAATGACGTGGTACGCCCTGTCAGGGATGCTCCTATACCCCTTTGCGGTCATTCTAGCAGATGTATTTAGTTTAACAGAAGCCGCCAAGATATTAGGCTCAATGGCAAGCATTTACTTTGTGTCTGTTGCAGGCATAGTGAGCGTATTCTTTGGTGCTAACGCATTAGCGAAAGGTAAACAAAATGATGAGTCTCGTAAATAATTTAATAGGCCCAGTAACTGGCCTGTTAGATAAGGTAATTGAAGATAAAGATCAAAAGGCTGCATTAGCCCATGAGATCGCCACGATGTCAGATAACCATGCCCAGCAAGCCTTAATGGGTCAGCTTGAAATAAACAAAGCAGAAGCCGCGTCTGGTTCACTATTCAAAGGTGGATGGCGTCCATTCATAGGTTGGGTTTGTGGTGTAGCTTTTGCTTATCACTTTGTATTGCAGCCATTGATCGTGTTTGGTGTAACTGCTTCTGGCGTTGATATACCAGAGCTGCCAGAGTTTGATATGGGTTCACTTATGACTGTGATGATGGGAATGCTCGGATTAGGCGGAATGAGATCAATAGAGAAGCTAAAGAAAATTGAGAAATAGGAGTTAAATTATGCCAGAAAATTCATTATATGGAAATATTGCAAAGAAACGTAAGCGCATAAAAGCTGGTAGCGGCGAGAAGATGCGTAAACCTGGTACAAAAGGTGCGCCAACGGCAAGTGCATTTAAAAAAGCAGCTAAGACTGCAAAGAAAAAGAAGAAATAACATGAGTGAGGCAATGAAAATACTCCAAGGTAAAATTGGAGTCGGAGCTGATGGGGCGTTTGGCCCTAATACAGCCCGCGCAATATGCAAACACTATGAACTTAGCCCAGAACGTGGCGCACACCTACTTGGTCAAGCATCGCATGAAAGTGCTAGATTTAAATTAACTCAAGAAAATTTAAATTATTCAGCAGAAAGCATGATGCGTGTATGGCCTAGCCGCTTTCCAGATTTAGCATCATGTGAACCATATGCACGTAACCCAAAAGCATTGGCTGATAAAGTGTATTCTAATAGAATGGGTAATGGTAAAGGTGAAGGAAGCCTCTACATTGGTAGAGGCTTTCTTCAACTTACGGGCAAATCAAATTATAGATCATTTGCTAGTGATATGGAGTTGCCAGAGATTATAACAGACCCAGACTTGGTATCATCTAATTACGCATTTGAAACAGCATTATGGTTTTTTAACAAAAACAAGTTATTCGATATTGCAGATAAAGGTGTGAATGAAGAAATAATTAAAAAAATAACTAAAAGGGTCAATGGTGGTTATCATGGATTAGATGATCGCCTTGAGCAAACAAATAAGATTTATGAATGGCTCAACGCATAATAATAATGTTGGTAGAGCTGGTGAATTTCTAGCTCTATCAAGATTATCTTTTGCTGGCATTTCATGCATCTTGGTTCAACACGAAATTGATGATGCATATTTGAAAACGCCAAGCGGTAAATTGCTGACCCTACAAGTTAAAACAGCCAGTAGAAAATCAGGCAATCTCACACAATATAGATGGAATACGCAGCCTGTCAGGGATAAGAAGTCTGATGTGTACGCTTTGGTGGCATATGATATAAAGAAAATATATTGGGCTAGAGGTGATGATCCAGTAATTAAAAAAACATCAACTCGCTTATATCCAGAAGCATTTGACAATGAAGAACAATTATTAAAGCAAGTTATAAATAGCTTTATAGATTAAATAAACTGCTTGAATGTAACTCGCATAAACAATATTAAAACGTGTGGGCAATGTCGGGCAGATCGTTGCTCACACGAAATCAATGCATTGTACCACCATCAAGTATACTTTGATCATGTAGTTCAATAATTAATTCTGCCAATGCCTGCATAACTGTCCTTTGATCTGTAATTAACAATCTATCAGAAATATAATCGCACAATAAGTCTAATTCCTCATCAGCCTCTAACGTATTTTCACACGTTAAATCTAATGTAAGTCTTATGTTAAATTCTGACACAGCCTTGCCTTATAAAAGTGGGCTGTGCCGAAGAGGGAGGGAGAAAGACACAGCCCTAGTAAAGCGGATTACACTGAGCAATCAAGTGTAGGAGGAGGAGAAAACCCGCTTAATTAAGCATAACCTAAATGTACTACTCTTTGCAAGATTCAATCATCTCCGCAGCCAATGCAGCATAACCAGCTGCATCTGTGCTAGAATCAATATGGCCTCCATTACGCAATCTTGCCATTTTAAGTAAAACCATCATATTACAAACATCAGATGCATCAACTTTATGCCCCATGTAACTTGTCCACATTTCTGCTATTGTATTAAAGTTTTGCTTTGGCGTACCATAATCTTTTTCCCTGTCACCATTAATTAAATTTAAAGCCTGCATTAAAACATCTGATCTAATGTTATTATATTCCTTCATCATTCAATCCCTTGTTTGGCTTTTCCACTATTGTCGGTAAACCACATAAACCCGTCATTCATTGCTATATGACCTGATCCCATAAGTGAAGTAAGAGCCTGCTTATAGCTTGTTTTAGGATTACTTGCACTGCTACATTTTCCTATAAAGTGATCCTTAACAGTTTCCTCCGATATAATGTGGAATACTCTTGGTTCAGGCCACCCAACGCCAGCAGGGTTTGGATTACCTAAACCTTCTGATCTAAGCTGCTTGAAGACACTGCGTAACAATGTTTGATTTTTACCTTTAATCTGCGGGCGACTTGCTTCTGCAATTTCATCTGGCGATGCTTTTTCTATTACACATGTTGTAACAGCATCCCCATCATCATCGTGTCCTAACTCAATTACTTTTAATTTAAAATTAAATACCGCGCCAGTTTCCATATCTCTTTGTTTGGTGGCCTTTGCAGAACGTAATCCAGTTTCTTCATTATAGTCTAATTCAATTTCTGTGTCAGTCGCAGCTCGCAGGGAACTATGTCCCCTTGCGCCTGCTGCCTTATCCTTACCAGAGTGATGCACAGTAGCAACATGCGCTCCAGTAAGCTCACGTAACTTGTCACAGTTTCCAATAAACTTTGTCATATCTTCTGGGCTATTTTCATTAGCACCTGACATAGCTCTTGATAATGTATCAATCACAATCATTTTAACAGGGCCATGTATGCGTGTAACTTCACGACATATCTTGCCAAGCACATTCATATCAACATCTGCATCAAGCATATTTACTGGTGATGGCCTTACAGCTAATTTAACGTCCTTATGAAAGGAATAATGCTGTCTCATAGCCACAACTCTATTATGGAATGCCATACCCCCTTCTGTGGCTAAATATAATACACTGCCTCCAGAAACTTTATTATTATTCCACGCTTCATTGGCAGAAATATGCCAAGCTATATCCAAAACAAAGAAAGATTTACCCACGTTTGATGGGCCATATATTACTGACATCTGGCCTTCACCAAACCAGCCCTTCATAAGATAATTTCTAGATAGCTGTGGTTTAGCATCATATGGAAAGAATACCTGGTTTATTACGCTTTCTATCTTTAATGCTTGTGCTGTAGCTTCTGGCCCACGCTCAAGCCACATATCAGAATAATCCCATCCTTCTATATCTGGTATAATATATTCTATTGCGTGATCTTCTTGCGCTCTTTCACATGCTTTTCTGCCGGCTTCATCATTATCACCTGCCACAACAAACGTGCAATCAGGTTTAGCCTGCAAAAGATTATCAACAACTGCTGGTATATTACCTGCGTTTAATGCAAACACACATGGCTTGCCTGTCGCTTCATATATTGTGGCGGCTGTTGCCCAACCTTCTGCAACATATGCAAAATCAATTATTTGACCACCAATAACACTAAAGTTTCCTGTTACTGGCATTTGATATGAAAACTTCTTACGCCCTTCGGGTGTAATAAGTTGATGGCCTACACGTTTACCTTTCGGATCAATGATAGGTATGCATAAGTTATCACCATCAATGATTGCATTATTTAAATTTAATTTCTTTTTATCAAGGTAAGGGTGTGTAATGCTCGTATCTCTTTCAGGCCATTGAATGTTATCAATGCGTTCTACTTGTATATCACTTACATGATTTTCTGTAGGCCAAAGAGACATATCCCTCATTCTATCTTTTATCTCCTTGAAATCATTACATTTTCTACAGTGAACTAATACTTCACTATTATGTTGTTTAATCCAAAACCTATCTTTGCCAGCACAATTAGGGCAAGCACCATGATATTCACCTTTAGAAGTTCTCTTTAACTCCAATCC